CGCTTGCCATCTTGCCAACTGCTTGCCGCCCAAGTTGTCCTCTACGGCGTTGTTGAGGATGTCCCGCAACCCTCCCACCACTTCGAGCTTTTGCGGGTCCTTGCGGTAACGCTGGAGCATCTTGCCTAACTGAGAGTGCAGGTATTGATAGCGTCCTGCAGAAAGGGGTACGCCCTCTGATGCCAGCGTCGTGAACTCCTCAATGGCGTCGTCCAGAACTTTCAATCGGTCACTGCCCCACATGGCGGCATAGTTCTGCTCCAGGTCGGCCAGCTCTGACAGTTGCCGGTTGCCGATGGGGATGTCCTGCAAGCCGCCCAGGTCCCCAAATTCCCGTTCCAGACGTGTGGCGGCACTGTCAATCACATCCTCAGTCAGGCTGCTGGCGTCCTCGCCGATTTGCCGAGCAGCCAGACGGTTGCTCAATAACTGGTTGCGTTGTTGTGACTCCACGAAGTTCCTGGCCGATGCCGGGTCTCGCATCATGCCCGCTTCCCGAATTTTCAGCTCAGGTAGCCCGCTGCGTTGAGCGGGGGTGTACTCATAACCCAGGCGCTCGCCGCGACGCAGTACGCTCATCCGGTTGCCCGCTTCCTTCAATCGGTTAAAAACCCGGCTTGCCATGCGGCCCGCTCCGTAGCCGAGCGGGCCCAGTGCCGAGCCGAGCATGGCGCCGGTTGCCGCCCCTCGTAGCCTGTCGCCCTCGTTGGCGGCTCCCGCGCCATACAGCCCGCCTTCACCTGCACCCAGGGCTGAGGCGGTCATCAGTGTGGGCTTGAGTGCCATGCCCATTTTGGCGGTTGCGCCGACTGTACCGCCACCCAGGGCCAGCCCGCCCATCGCCTCTGATGCCATCGAAGTCAGGGGGTTGGCCTCGGCATATGCTTCCTCTGTATCCCGTTGTCGTGCAAGTTCCCGCTCATAAGCGGCCTCTGGGGTGTCATACTTTGAGAAGTTCGGGTCAAATGCCTCTGACATTGCACCAGAGAGCTTGGCTGAGAGCTCGTCCCGCCAGCCTAACGTGCCGCCTTGCCCAAATTTCTGGAGCATGCCTATTGACATCACGTCAGGCACTTCCTCTTTTTTAACCAATATTCGCGCCATTATTGCACCTCATACACAATGATGTTGCCGTCCTCGTCATAGGTCGCATACCCCGTTGGACTTTCCTCGAAGGGGAACGGGACGCCTGGCGGCGCCATGGTTTGCGTGCGCTCAACTTCACCCTCCATCGGTGCCGAGGGCTGCGCAAAGCCCCCCGGCATCCCCATGGCGGGCTGCATAAAGTCTCTTGGGTCTATGCTCCCACGCTGCGCCCGCCCGCCATACTGCTGGCGGATTGACTGGTAATCCGGCATGGCGGATTGGCCCAAGCTCTGCATGGTCTGGTAGAGCGTAGCGCGCCCTTCGGTGTCCAGGGAGCCTTCGCCCTTGACCATATTCAGGAAGGCCGAGGCCATGCCCGGGTAGCCGTTAGCGGCCATCTGCGCGGCCCGCTGGTCATCTGACATGACAGCCTCATTTGGAACCGTCATTTTGATGAAGTTGCGCATCATCACCATGTCATCCGCGCCGGTCATTTTATCAAAGCCCCCGCGCTGGCGAATAATGTCCGCAGTGTTGTTGAGCCGGGTCAGGACCTCACGCTTCGGCGCAATGGCTTTTTCATAGGCTGCGGCTATCGGGTTGACGGTGGACTGGTATTCCTTCTCGCCTGCATAGGGCCCCACACGCAACTGGTCGGCCATTTGTTTCTCAATCATCATCCGACGCAAGGCGCCGGATTGACTGTCCATGCTACCCATCTGGTTGGACAGCATGCTAGCGCCCGCCCCCTGCATGCCTGGGAGCGCCATCAGCCCGGTGGCGTAGCGTGCGCGGTTCTCAGGGTCCATCATGCCCTCGCCTCCCAGTAGACCCGAGCCGCCTATCATGGGGCCCCTGCCCCGGCGTTCCTCCAGGAGCGCCCCCTCAGACCCCTCCTGGAAGGGCCCCATCTGCTCCCACCCCGGCGTGCCAAGTAGCCCCTCCGTCCCTTCGGCGATGGTTCTCAGGTCAGCCTGATGCCATTTGCGCCGGATATAATCTGCAAGTATGCCCATATTAAATACCCACGCTCATTGATTTAGAGTCACCACTGGATTGCCCTACTTTAGTCGGCGAACCTATCAAACGGGCAAAGTTGTTCAAGGCGTTCCAGTCAATATCCTGCACCCTGCCGGTATTGAGTAGGGCAGTGAGCGCCCGGTTCTGGTCGCCTTGATACTGGTTACCATAGAGGTTGGTTAAGAAGTCACCCCCTGCAATCTGCGCCCCCTGGGTTGCCAGCCCCTCTGCAACACCATGGCGTGAGCTGCCAAGATTCATGCCGCCCATGGCCTCGTTACCGATTGCCGGGAGCACATTTTGTGTCAGGTTGCGGTTTATTTGCCCGAGCCCCGCCTCCCCCATGTTCTCCAGATAAGGGTTGGCTTGCGGGTTTATCATCTGCTCCCATGCGCCCCGCGCCGGACCCGCAAAGCCCGGCGTGCCCGCGCCCGGCATGTTTCCCGCCGCTTGCTCATAGAGCTGTTTAAGGTATGGGGCTTGCGGGCCCCACACATCGGTGGTGCTTTGTTGTGATGATTGCCCTTTTCCTACTGACATTTGTCTATCCTCTTCTCTGCAATGTAATAGAGAGGCTTGTATCCGTTACGCTTTAGCTGACGCAACCAACCCATCCGGCCCCGTGTGCGAATTGAAACACACCGCTGCTCTCGCGCAAGTCTGTCAATCACTTCAATCATTTCGTCCTGCCATAACTCCAAGTGGTGCCCGCCTGTCGTCACCAGGTTCATCACTCGCCCTTGCGGGTCCTTGATAATCTCCGCCGTTTGAGCGGCCAATATTTCTTTGTCCTGCCAGGCAACCAGTAATACATAGGTTCCCTGCTCCACCAGTTCATAGATGCGCTCTGGTGTCAGCCCGCCGCTCTCATACTCTAACGGCTTTTGTATGTATTCCAATATCCTCGGCCATACGGCTGGCAAATGTCGGGGCGTGACGGCAGCGATATTCATGCAACCGGGTCCGGTTCGTAGCTGTCCAGCACCTGGATACTGAACTCTCCGCCCGCCATCTCCACGGTGCCCGCTGATGTGTCGGCCTGGAGGTAACACTGCATGGTGCTATTGGCCGGGACATCCACCAGGCGAACGCTACCCATTGAAACAAATTTCTGTTGCGGCTCTGAAATATAGGCGCTTCCCATTGACCATGTGTTGACTCCATCCGTGACATGGGCAAAGACTTCTTGGTTCTGCGCCAGGGTCCCGACGTTCAGAGTGAAAAAGGCCACAATCTGTAGTGTATAGCGGCTGGTGGCTTGACCGCCCAGACCAATCGTTCCCACCGCCTTGTCCACCACCATTTTCAGGTAGGGCGCATAACGACTCACCCGCTCTGCCTGGTAGGCTTTAATCGCTGTTGGTGTGGTCAGGACTGTCGTGGGTTGCGCCGGGTTGGTCAGGCCGGCAGAAATAGCGGGCTCCCAGGTGTTGGCCAAAACTTGTAGAGGGAAGGCGATGCGCTCCAGCTCATCAGCGAGGAAGGCCGGAATATCCTCAACCCTGACCGGCACCTGGTTGGGGGTGTAGCCGAGCAAAGCCGTGACGATTTTCGGGTCCATTAAAACCTCCCCTGTTCAACGAAGCCCGCCTCAAATCCCAGGAAGCGGGCTGTTCTTGAACCATACCCCACGCCCGAAAACTCCAGGCTGAAGTACCTTCCCGTCACATCGATGTCCAGTTTGTCGTCAGTTCCCACGGTAAACGTTTGTGATGGGCACCAATCAACGGGGTCGTTTTCTTTCATTTGCCCGCCGCAACGGACCTGGAACTGTACCCCGGGTTGTGCACTGATAAGTGGCCAGACTTCCTGTACCTGTAATACTTTCTGGTGGTCCTCAATCAACGGCATTGATAATTTCGAGAGGGTGCCGTTTATCGGGATAGGATTACTGGGTTCCAGTTCACCCAGTGCATACATAAGTTTATTCGTCGGCTCTGCCATTACAATAGAATCCGCGATAGCTGAGGTGTTGGGCTGGTTCCATATCCTTGTGGTAGCGTCCCAGGTGTTGGTCTGGGTGTCCCAGGTTTGCGGCCCGCCCTGGTCGTTAATAAGGCCTCTTGAAGCATAGCTGATATTAGGTAAGTCACGAAAACCCCACGCGTCGGCAATGATGTTGTAAACGGCCGCTTTATTAGGTGTGGTGTTGCCAATCTCTGGATAACAGAACCAGAGCTCATCCTCTGCCGCCCAGATGGTCATGAATGAGGTGTAATAGAATGATGAGTCCATCTGTGAGAAAATGGTTTTTCTTACCCGTCGCTCCGCAATGGATTGGATGGTATGACCGTCAGTCCGAATGATGTCGCCATCGGTAAACACATATAAAAGCCCTTTGTGCTCCACTGCGCAGTTGCGACTCAAGACCCCCGATGTAACCGCGAATTTACGAAAGTTAAATATAAACTGCCCGCCGACCAGGGTCATGATGTACATGGAATGATTCTTCAATAAGAAGAAGCTATCACGCAGCGATACCCCGTCCACAATGGCGCCAGGTGTAGCGGCCAGTACGTTATCCCCTGCCGCGTTGTCCGGTGCAGCGGCCCAGGTCTGCGGAACCTTGCCGGGGTCAACCGACTCACTCCATAAAACCTGGTTCTCAAAATCGCCACCCGGCCCGGAGATGTCGCCCGCGATGGCCATATACTTAAAAGCCCGCATCCACTTGGCGGTAGTACCCGCTGGCCAGCCTGGCATGGGTAACATGCGGTTGGCAATGTTGCCATCCCAATAAAACGGATTCTCTACTCCGTTGTTTAATATGGGCAAGTTGTTGAGGTTTGCGCCAGTCCACACTCCGACCCCTGCCCCGGTATAGATGGCGGGGGTGATGTCGGTATCGGTCTGTCCGCTATAAACTCCGATGCCCTCTGAGCCCGCATACATCCAGTAATAAACACTAGGTTGTTGGTTTGGCAAAAGGAAGTCGGGGCGATATAGGCGCGTGCCATTCATGACTCTATACCCGGCAGCCAGTTTGGCGGCGTCATCTTGCATGACAATATTCACCCCGCCGCTCCACACCTCGGGCCCCAACTCCACGGCAGGAATATCCGTAATAATGCCCTTCGGCTTGTAGCGTATTTTTTTCATATATGGATAAAGTACGCAACCGCAACGTTTTTTGGTCGGGTTTCAGCGCCGCCAGCCGCGTCGGTGTTGCCCATAGTTTGGGTGTTATTTGTGGCATCACGCTTCGAGTACGCGCCACCAACGCCAGAGTTGGAACCTTTTTGCGTATGAGAGTGCGCCTTAAATGCCTCGGCTTGGGTAGCCAACGGTACGCGCGGACCCTCGGGGTCTATTGTGGCGTCTTCACTCCAGCCCCGAGTAAATTGGCCCTGTAGGTTTGGCGTGTTAGCCCCCACCATTGTTATCAGCGCCTGGTTTTCAGGGGTCACGGGTATCACGGCGCCATCACACAGTAGCCATCCATTCTGATTCTGTACTGATGCCGCCATCTTTATATCACCTGTTGTCCAGACAGTCCCAATACCCGTTAATAGGTTCAGCTCTACCGGGGTTGCCGTGACGGCTGCATTGATATTAGGAAAGCTCTGTTGAACGGCTTTTTTAGTCACCCGGTCATGGTCATCCCCCTCATAGAGGAAGTCTGTTCCAAGTGGCCAGTTCGGATTGAGCTGGCTGATAAAATTGGCATCTTCGACTGACATTATGCTCCCCTCATTACAATGGGTGCCCCGCTATGGCGCGCAGCGTCGGCTTGTTGGTTGCACGCCTTGACTTCCTGGCCATAGACTTGTAGCACAGCTTGTAAGGCAACCGGG